GTTCCAACAATCTTGAAACCGTGCTCGCTTCGTTTCTCTCTAGTCATGCTACCTGTATATGGTTGATAAGGTCCTCTTGTGTTCAGGGGGTCAGATTCAGCCACCAGCACTGCATTCACCCCCTCGACTTCCGCAGGTCGGACATCCCATATAACGGGGAAGTCGAGTGGCTGATATGTGGTTAATCCAACAATAGGGCATGACGATCCGGGAAACCATCTAGCACGGAGTTCATTTGTCAGTTGATAGGCGGTCTTCCTCTTGGCAGGGTCATTCGGAAGCCGGCAGAATCTGTTGTACATGTACAGGAACCCACTACTCTCTAAGTGTAGTACCCTGTCCAAGATCGGCAGTCCCATGCATCTCACCACTTCCTGTAAGGTGCGTGTTGCTACAAACATGCGACTGACCGTGTCTGTAATGCCTGCCACAGAACAGTCCAGCATATCTCGTATGATCAAGGGGTTGAGTGGACGGCATGCAGATAGGGCCTCCACGAGCTTATCTACATAATCCCTAGTGTCACTGCTCAGAAGCTGTGAGATATCTCTTGTCCGAACATGAGCAGTAAGAGCTGTCACGGTCTCGTTTGCCACTCCGTCTACAGCAGTAGGAGGCTTCTCGAAGGGGGCACTGAAAGGATCCATAAATAATGATACCAGTTTGGGGGAAGGATTGTACATGGATCCTACGCTCAGCTGAGCAAGCATCCGATTATAGAGGCGCGACCCTGAGTTCTCTCCTAGGAGAACCATTGAGCTGACTGATTTCCCAAGTGGGTCGGATCCACCCTTGTACATAAACCCAACAGGGGGAATTGTCGGATATCCACCGCATTCTGAGGGAAGAGTTAACGTAAATTTGACAAAATCAGACCACCTGCTCTTGAGGGCAGACCTGACCTGGTGAACCTGTACGCCATAAGGCCCTCGCCTCTTAGAAATCCTATTGAGGTACAAGGCAGAGTGGAAGATGGCTAACATATAGCTCTTCATGGGATCAACACTTTTTTCCGCCCCTGCCATTGCTGTGGAGAAGATCGCGCCAATGTTAGTGCGAAGGGAGGGGAAGACCTGCGATGAGTGTGGAAATAGACGGGAATGGAACTTGAGGGTGGTAGGTCGATAGACCCCCTGAACGTATACGTCCTTTGAATATGTGATCACCGTTGTTGACTCCAAGCATTCTTCTGGTTTGACCTCTTGATTTACGGACGCACACCTCGCTTCTATTCGAGAGAGAACCTCATCACGCAATTGCGTCAGAGTTTGAGCCGCCGTCTGTCCTGATCTTCGCACTGTCCTTAGAGACAGGATCTGATTGTCTCCTTGACCTAACAAGATATAACTGAGTGGTAAGTCCGCGATGGCCACGGACACCATCGAGTACGTGGCAATTGTCCAGAGCTTTTGACAGATCCCTTCAAATCCCCCTAGGTGATTCCTCCATACGAGCTCAGAGTTGGGCGGATCAGGCTTCTCGATTCCATCTGGCCGTAAACCAGGGACCCTCACAATGATAAGAGCCGACCTGAAGAACTCGTGGCAATAATCAAAAACCCCTACCATCCCGAACATATCATTAAGGGTGCGTCCAATCATATTCACGGCCATCGATCTCCATCTCAAATTCCATCTGCTGAGATCAATTTCAACAAACATGCGCAGGATCTCGTCGTCTGTAATCGGCTGGGTCATCTCAAGAAATTGCGTGGCTATGGCCTGACGGTTCTTTGTCATCGTCTGTTGAGGCAAGTACGGGAATATCTTATCTGCGATGTTAGCCTCCGTTAGTGCGAAAAATATCCGGATCTCGAACACTAACATACTGAACATTCTCGGGGCTAGCTTGAACTCACGCTCCTTCGGGTGCAGTGACACGATCAGCCAGTCAAATGGGACTTGTCTAGTGGCCACAGCCTGCACTATGGCTGGAATATCGATGGTGTCTCGGTTGATGAGCTCTATGAGAAGGCGTCGATGGGATTTGGCCGGGAGATCGTAGTCCCAGAAGGCGGCTATGTTAGTTCGGTACAATGAGATTGATCTATCGTCAATTAAGTCGAGGTAATTCGGTGAGTAGTCGAAGTCGACAATCTGTCCAAACTCACAGTATCTCCAATCAGACGCAGGATAACTATTCCGCGTGAGGCGGCGTGTCTGCTTACTGCATAGCTTCTTCAGTGTTGTATGAGTGCCGCCAGGACTGAAATGTAAAGGCGGCCACTTACCTTCGAT